TCACACCAACGCGGCTCGTTCGACTATGGTTAGGACATTGAGAGGGGTAAGGAAATAGATGCTATGCAAATCATGTAATTATCCAGACTCTCGTGTTGTTGAGACAAAACAAGATGATCGACGGAACCAAGTTTTGCGTAGACGTGAATGTATTAAGTGCGGTGTGCGCTATACAACACAAGAAAACTTGAGGGAAAATTACAATCTGGGTCGCCCATCATCCTACAAAACACCTCCTCCGAAGAAGGTGCTTGAGAAATGATGGGTGCAGCAGAACTTGCAAAACAGATTGGTCGCATTGAAGAGAGCAGACGCAAAGGTACTGAGCGTCATATCACGATTAACGATAACAGGATGATCATACATGCAAGCGACCAGGATAAAATCTATATTCCAACTGCGACTGGTGATCTCGCTCATAGCGATGATAGCTTTGTGCGTGTCATTATGGGCCCTTACGGTAGCGGTAAAAGCACGTGGGCAATCAGTGAGATTGTACGACGGGCCTGTGGTGTTCCAATGTGGTATTCCGGCAGACGAAAGTCGCGATGGGGAATTGTCCGAAATACCAGTGGAGAATTACAATCCACCACCCTCCAAACTTGGCTCGCATGGTTCGGTGAGCTTGGCGACATAAGTAAGCGTCAGAAACCTATCATGACATACGAACATACATTCAATGACGGTCACGGTGTTGTCGAACTTGAGTTGCTGTTTATTGCCTTGGATAGACCAGAAGATGTGAGAAAGATTAAATCTCTTGAGTTGACCGGCTGTTACATCAATGAATTATCCGAAGTTCCCAAAGCTGCACTTGCGCACATGAAAGGGCGTGTGAATCGTTATCCTTCAAAAGCTTTCTGTCATGAGCCTTATTGGTCGGGCATCATTGCAGATACTAACCCACCCGAAGACGATCATTGGATTTACAAGGACTTTGAGCTTGAACAGTTTGAGCATCACAAGTTATTCAAGCAACCTCCTGGATTGATCAAAGATGAAGATGACAATTGGGTTCGAAATCCTAGCGCTGATAACGTTGCTCATTTGCCTGACAACTACTATGAGATGCTGGCAGAAGGACAGTCTAAGGAATTTGTTAAGGTCTTCTGTTTGGGTGAATATGGTTCTGTCGGCTTTGGCAAGCGAGTCTATCCTGAATTTAATCCTGACTTTCATACGGTGGACTCTCTAGATGCAATACAAGGGACTGATTTATTATTGGGTTGGGATTTTGGTCTTACTCCTGCTTGCGTTGTCATGCAACTTACACCCAGAGGGCAATTGCTGGTACTGAAAGAGTATGTAGGCGATGGAATGGGAATACGAAGTTTTGCAGATTCGATTGTCATACCCTCTCTTGCTCAAGACTTCCCATACTGCAAAGTCGGTCTCTCTATTGCTGATCCTGCGGGCAATAATCGTAGTGAAGTCGTTGAAGAGATGTCATGCATTGGCGAACTCTCATCACTGGGCGTTTCAACACGTGCAGCTAGAACGAATGACATTGACCCTCGATTGGGATCTGTTCGTTACTTCCTTAATAAAATGGTGGATGGAAAGCCTGGACTAGTCTTGAATAGGAAGAATTGCCCTACGCTCTTTAAAGGGTTCGTCAAAGATTATGTTTATGCGCGTATCGCTGTTGGTGGTGAAGAACGTTACAAGGATAAGCCTAACAAAAACATGGCCTCACATCCCATGGATGCTTTGGCTTATGGTTGTCTTGAGCTTGCGAGCGATCGTATTACACAAGACAAGATGTCAGGTCAGAAACCAGTGGATATGTTTAATCCAGTTTTTAGGTGGCAATAATGAAAAGATGTAGTGTTGAGAATTGTTCGCGTAAATTTTATGGAAATGATTTATGTCATACACACATGCAAGATATGATTAAAAAAGGTAGGGCTAACCACCCCATTTTGAGAAGCATTTAATGTTTTTGAAATCCCATCACTGGGTTGATTCACCAGTGACACGAACGGAAAGACGACAAGTATTGAATGTACGAGAATCATGTCATTCAGTTATGTTATTTGATAATAAGTATTTGAATATTGATACGGGTAAGTTTGATAGCGATAAAATACAGTCAATCAAAGGTTATGCTCTACATAACATAATTGATGATAACGAATTTGGTTACGGAACAATGCGGCATAGTTACAAGCCTAAGCCTAAAAAGGTTGTTCCGAAATCTGTACCAAATGATAACTATTTTCAAGAAAAGTTGATTGAACACGAGAGAAAGAAAGTTGCGCGTGATGTTGCACAGAAAGCTGTTGATGATGAGAAGGCACGATTAAAAAGTATGTTACATCCTGTGGTTTATGCCCAGGTGTTAGAAGAAGCAGAACAACGAGCTGCAAGAATGACAGAAGAAAGAATTTACTTGGGCGGGCATAACCATGGCCAACGAGTAGGTAATGTAATGAGTAACAAATGGATTCCTAAATAAACTTAAACAAGGATCATCACAATGTCAGTCCAATCACGCATCACTCTAGTGTTAGATTTTGCAGGCGAAGGTAATGGTGTAGTTCCGCGTATTTGTCGTTTGTACTGTCCTGCAAATACATTATCGGAAATTGCTGCAACTGGTTTCTTAGATAACTACTTACATACAAATAACATGAGCTTGTTAGCTACTGACTTTGTTGCTGCTGTCGCATCGAACGGACACCAGTGGTACAAGCCAGTTTTTAGCGCTGGGTCATGTCAGTTGACAGTTCTGCCATAGGATTTTTATGGAAAATAAACCACTGTGCAAACGGTGTGGAAAACCATTAGTTGCTATTGGTAATTCTAGGCGTAACGGTAAGCCACACCGTGATTGGAAAACACGTGAGTATCATAAAAAGTGTTGGTTAAATTTGTAAGGAGTAAGTAATGGATTACGATTTCAGCGGCCTATGCGCTGATCAGTTAGAGAAGTTAAAGAAGCGTTTAGAGTCGATCAATAAAACATTTGTGAAGGATTACAAGCTTTCACTGAATGTCATTAACAGCTCTTCACAGAATGAACACCGCGGAGAAATCATGGTTGGTGTTGAAGACCATCTTCGTGATGTCGTTGGGAAGTGTGAAATATTTTACACGGAAAGCATGAATAAGATTCAGAGAGAGTTGGGTAAGTTTTTATGACAGCTGAAACCTGTGTTTGGTGTGATCAAGAAAGCCAATGTGTGCGTGATATTCAGGAGTTAATTAAATCCATGAATGATAGATATTTCACACTGGCAGAGATGATTAAACATAATTGGGAAGCCACTTATAGGCGTGATGAGAGCCTTAGTAAGCTTCTCATGGAACTTGAAGTTTGTGATGGTCTTTTAAAGGTTGAGAGAAAACCTCATAAGTGTCCTGTGTGTGAGGGTAGAAGAACTATCTTAGAAGCTCATAGAATATTGAATTGTGAATCATGCGAAGGAAAAGGCATCGTATGGGGATGATTCAAGTAACGCTAGTTCATGGTGAGCTAGCAATTTAAACCAAAGGAGAGTTAGAAATGTTGTTAAAAGAAGCACTCGAATTGTTACATGCTGGTGAATCAATGGTTCGTGAATCATGGGATTTATCAGATGGCTATTTACAGTTAATGAAAGGCATGTCACATGTTTGGAAGATCGTGTTACATCCAAATCCAAACGCAGGAAATTATATTTTTTCATTTGAAGATTTAGAAGCGTCTGACTGGAAGAAGTTTGAACTACTGGAAGAAGCTAAAGCTGTGGTTGCATCTCAGGAAGAAATCATCGATCTTTAAGTATAAGATTTGAAATAATAAAGGGCTGTTTTGACATATGACTGTCGATTTAGCCCTTTAGACAATAAACACATCTACCCAAGGAAGGGGATAACGATGGAAATCATTGCTGACCAAATGTCATTAGAAGACATAGAAGAGATTAACGAAGAACTTCAAGAAAAGTTACTTGAAGCTGGCATTGATGAAGCCGAAGTCCTTAAGAAAGCTCGTGAAGATCTTGTTCTTTGGGAAGGTTATTTCGGTGAGAATGTAACACGCGGTAAGGACGATATGAACTTCGTCTTGCGTGATCAATGGAGTGCTGTTGAGCGCTCAGAATTCAGTAGGTTATTTAAACCTGCGATGACATTTAATAAGCTTTATGATGTCACGAAGAAGGTTGTAGGAGAGCAACGTAAGAATAAACCAGATCTAATTGTTCGCTCATTAACTGGTAAATCAACTCAGCCGCAGATTGATCTACGGGCAGACCTAGTAAGAACAATCTCATATCAATCTCAAAACGATCTCGTTTATCAGACTGCATTTAAGCAAGCCCTCATGTGTGGTTGGGGTGCATTTGAAATCTGTCTTGAGTATGAAAATTCAAGATCGTTCAATCAAGTTATTAAGTATGACTTAATACCTGATGTCACGAGAACTTCTTTTGATCCAACGGCAACTAAACCACATAAAGGTGACGGTAACTTTTGCGCACGCCAATATGTTTATACGAAAGAAGAATTTTATGCCACTTATCCCTGGGTAAACAATCCTATTTCCTATGCTGACCCACGCTCTTTGCTGGATTTTCAGTGGGAAACTAGAGATACGATTGTGGTATGTAAATACAGTCGTAAAGAATGGTTCCCTGTAAAAATCTATCTGCTTTCTGATGGTTCAACCGTCACAGAATCAGAATGGGAAGATATGCAGGAAGATTTGAAGATGCAAGAAACTCTAGCTGCTAGCTCCCAAGTAGTGGGTGAGATGATTCGTAATGCTATGCCCAAGATTGTTGGCGAGCGTAAGAGTAAAGACTTTAAGATTCGTCAATACATGCTGACGCAGAATCAGATCATTGAATACACCGACTGGCCATCTAAATTCTTGCCTCTTATCTTTGTTGATGGTGACTCAAATTTTATACAGGGTCAACAATACACCAGATCGTTCATTCATGAAGCAAAGGATGCACAAAAATTTGTCAACTATGTGGGCTCAGAGGTTGCTGCTGAAATTAAGAATCGCAGACGTGAACAATGGATTGGTACGCCAGATAACATCGTTGGCAATGAACAGATGTGGCGAAATCCTGAGTTGCAAAACGGTATTTTGATTGCGAAACCTGATCCAAAAACAAATGCTATGCCAAGTAAGTTGCCACCTTGGGAACTTTCACAGTCTCTATTGTTGCAATACCAACGCGGTTGCCAAGATATGCGAGAGATACTCGGGTTCTCCGAGAATGAGGCGCTACAAGGCCACGATATGTCTGGGAAGGCTC